TTATGACTAATTATCAGGAGATCGATTTATGTCGGATATGTTAGAACAAGCTATTGTTGACGCGGACGCGCTTAAAGAGGCAGCCTTAAGAAATGCTGAAGAATTAATCATCGAAAAATACTCACATGAAATCAAAGAGGCTGTTGATAGCCTGCTTGAACAACCAGTGGGAGGGGAAGAAGATCTCGGTCTAGGAGGTGAAGATCCAGAAGGTCTTGGAGGCGAATTAGGAGGCGAGTTGGGAGGTGATTTAGGTGCAGAAGAAGAGCTGGAGACTCCCGACATGCCACCAAGTCACGCAGACTCTGGTGAAAAGCTTTGTCCCTGTCCAGAGTCCGAAGTTAAAATTGACTTATCACAGTTGGCAGAAGAGCTGGGCGAAGATATAGAAGCAGACGAGATGATTGATCGCGAAAATGAAATGGCGCCGAAGCTTGAAGAAGGTGAAGAAGACGATGAATTAGATGAAGATTTCCTTGCCGGCATTCTAGAGAAATTAACCATAGGCGTTAAAAATGTTCCGTCTGGTCAATTTGGTGGGGCCTCAAACGAAACTCTTGATAGAGAAAATGAAGAAATTGCACTTGCTCAAGAAGAAGTAGAAGAATTAGAAGAAGATGAAGAAAAAGAAGAGCTAAAAGAAGCCGTAGAAAAACTTGAAAAAGAAAACAAGAAGCTTCTTGAGAAAAACAATAAATATAAGAACATGCTTTTGCAGTTGAAAGACAAACTTCACGAAGTGAATCTTTCAAATGCTAAGCTATTGTACACGAATCGTGTTCTAGACAGCGCCTCCCTGAATGAGCGACAAAAAATTAAAATTGTCGAAGCTTTGTCGAAGGCTGATTCAGTTGAAGGAGCGAAAGTTATTTTTGAAACGCTTCAAAGTGCAGTGGGCAGTGAGCGTAAGCGCACTCCGAAATCACTGAGCGAAGCTATTCAACGTTCTTCAACAACTTTGCCTCGAAGAAAAGAGGAAAACAAAAGTATTCCACACAAAGATAGGTGGAAGACTTTAGCAGGTATTAAATAATAAAGGAGGATTTAAAATGTCTGTTTTAGAAAAATTAACTGAGGGCATTGTCAATCGTGACCTCCAGAAGGAAGGCGCCGCTCTACTTAACAAGTGGGAGAAAACCGGTCTTCTTGAAGGGATGAGGGATGACAATCAACGCAGTTGCATGGCTCGTCTTCTAGAGAACCAGGCCAGGGAGCTTCTTCGCGAAGTTTCTACTATGGCTTCTGGCGATGTAGAGGGTTTTGCTGCTGTTGCTTTCCCAATCGTCCGTCGAGTATTCGGTGGACTTATTGCTAACGATCTCGTATCCGTGCAACCAATGAGTCTCCCATCGGGTCTCATTTTTTTCCTGGACTTCCAAGTTGCCACGCCTAGGCTTGGTTTGGAAGGCGGTGACTCCCTGTTCGGGGGTGGTCGTGTTGGCCAGGCAATCACTGGTGGTGTTGACCTTACCGGTAATAATCTTGAAGAAGGTTTTTATAACCTTAATAATGGTTATTCTTCCGCAACTGGTTCAACAACTTCCGGTCAGCCTCTCGTTGTAACTCACACTGGTGAGGTAGGTAGAGGTAATGATATTGACAAGGCCGTGCGTTACGATCCCGATCTTTCAGGATCCGTTTGCATCGTTGCTTATATTACCGGGAGTACGGCTCTTGCACAACTCAGTGTTAACAACTTGATTGCTCTCACTGACGGTAATGCAGAGGGTACTTACGGTAGGCAAGTTCGTCGCTTGACTCAGATTCAGTCTGGTTCTACTTCTGGTCTTACTGACCCGCAGAACACGGCGTTCAGAGTTCAGGTTGTTTATGAGCAAACGACGACTGTCGGTGGTTTGAGTGAAGGTCTGTCACCTGCATTCTCGAACGAGGTCACAGGTTCCGGCCATGTGTTCACGTTCCCGCTTACCGATGACTTCGGTGGCACGGCTGCTGCTAATGGTACTACCAATCAGGCTCTTGGAGCTGTTGTTGGTCAGGACACTTGGCAGCTGGAAAACCAGACGGAAATCCCTGAGATTAACATCAAAGTGGATTCTGTCTCCGTGACAGCGATGACCAAGAAACTCAAGGCCAAATGGACCCCAGAGCTTGGTCAGGATCTCAATGCTTATCACAATCTCGACGCCGAGGTTGAGCTTACTGGCATTCTCTCCGAGCAAATTGCTCTTGAGATTGACCGTGAGATTCTTGAGGACCTTATTAAGGGTGCGAAGGCTGGTACTTACTACTGGTCACGCCGCCCGGGTAAATTCCTCAATCGTACTACTGGTCTCCCAATTAGTGATCTCGCTAATGAATCACTTCTTGGTGCTGACTTTACCGGTACTGTGTCTGAATGGTATGAGACTCTTGTCGAGACCATTAATGATGTGTCTGCCCAGATTCATCGTAAGACGCTTCGCGGTGGAGCCAACTTTATCGTAGTAAGCCCCGAGGTCGCTAACGTCCTCGAGTTTACTTCTGGCTTCCGTGCTGATGTAACAGGTGACACTGACAGAGGTTCTGTTGGTGCTGTGAAGTCTGGTAGTCTCAGCAAGAAATGGGATGTATACGTAGATCCTTACTTCCCCAGGAACGTTGTTCTTGTTGGTCGTAAAGGTGGCTCGTTCCTTGAGAGCGGCTATGTGTACGCTCCATACGTACCTCTCCAGGTAACGCCTACTATCTTTGGTATCGAAGACTTCGTGCCCCGTAAGGGTGTCATGACTCGCTACGCCAAGAAGATGGTACGTCCTGATATGTACGGTGTGGTCATCGTAGAAGACCTACTGGGTTAATTTTCGAATTAACTCTTTTTAGTGGAAAACCCCAGTTTGACTTCGGTTGAGCTGGGGTTTTCTCTTTTCCAAAACTATTTAAGGTGTATAGGAGAATTTTATGAATGGCTGTCCCAACTCTTACACCTTCGCAAACAACAAGTGCTATAACTCTTCCTGCAACAGGAAGCACTTCGAATGTAAATTCGACAGCGTTGCCGTTTGGCATATATCTTAACGGCGACGGAGCAGTTAGCTTTACACAAGGCGCCTCAGATCAAGTCGCTTACACCTATAAAAAACTTGGTGGAGATGTTCTAGACATTGAACTGACCGAAGAAAATGTTTATGCTGCATATGAAGAAGCAGTTTTAGAATATTCTTATATTGTAAATATCCATCAGGCAAAAAATATTCTTTCAGATGTTCTTGGAAATTCCACAGGATCATTTGATTCAGATGGAGAGTTAAGAAGTGGCGACACGCTTTCTTCCAGTTTAGGAACCAATACGCCAATCGCATTGAAATATCCGAAATTTAGATTTGAATATTCTAAAAGAATCGGAGAAGGGTTTTCTTCAGAAGCCAACACTGGCGGAACTCAAACTGTCTATTCAGCCTCTTTTGACGTAACACAAGACATACAGGACTATGACTTGCAGTCATTGATTTCCTCTTCAGCTGAAACAGCAGGTGCTCTTTTTTATAATCAGGTTGAAAATAAAAAAGTTACAATTAAAAGAGTTTTTTATAAGACTCCGCAGGCTATGTGGAGATTTTTTGGATATTATGGTGGGCTAAACACTGTTGGCAATATGCAAAATTATGGTCAATGGGCAGACGATTCGCAGTTTCAAATTGTTCCAGTTTGGCAAAATAAACTTCAATCTCTAGGATTTGAAGATTCCATTTACACTAGAAATTCTCACTATTCCTATGAGCTGAAAAATAATAACTTAAGACTCTTTCCAGTACCTAACACCTCTGGTCCGAAATCATTTTGGGTTGAGTTTACGGTACAAAAAGATGCCTGGGACCAGAGTTCTGATAGAATTGTAAACGTCGACGGCGTAAACAACATGAACACAATCCCATTTGCAAATCTCCCATATAAGAATATAAATTCTATTGGAAAGCAGTGGATTAGAAGATTTGCTTTGGCGTTGACAAAGGAAATGCTCGGACATGTTCGTGGTAAATTTTCCACAATACCAATACCAGGAGAAAGTGTAACATTAAATGCATCCGAATTACTAAGTCAAGCAAAGGAAGAACAAGAAAAATTAAGAGAAGAATTAAAGACAACCTTGGATGAGTTGACTTACGCGAAACTTGCAGAAATAGATGCAGCGAAAGTGGAGTCAGTTAACAATGTGCAGAAAAGAGTGCCTTTGACGATATTTGTGGGATAAACTAAGAAATGAGCGACAAATGGAAACAACCTACTCAGCCGCCACCTCCGCTGTTTATTGGGAAGAAAGAAAGAGATTTGGTCAAACAAGTTAATGATGAGTTGATCGAGAGGGTTATAGGGCAGCAAATCGTGTACTATCCCATTAGTTTGGAACACACAAATTTTCACCACTTGTACGGAGAAGCAATCAATAAAACTTTTTTACCTCCAGTTCGCGTTTATGCTTTAGTTGAGTGGGAAGGGTTAGAAACTTCATGGCAAGGCAATGTTGGAATCGACAGAAATACATCAATAATGGTTCATTTCCACAAAAGAAGGTTGACAGAAGATCAAGATCTTTTTGTTCGAGTTGGAGACTTTGTTTTATATGGTGATATTCATTATGAAATTGTAACTTTGAACGAGCCCAAGCAATTGTTTGGACAAATAGATCATAGAATAGAAATTTCTGCTAAATGTATTCGTTCTCGCGAGGGCTTATTCGATGGCACCTAAATATGATCACACAGGGGTCGATGATACAAGTATTATTGAAGAAAGAATAGTAATGCCTTCGACGATAGAGACGATTGATGAGGCCTTTTTTCGATATATCGACGAAGAATTAAATATATTTGCAACCACCAACAAAGGATGGAACAAGGTTCCGGTTATTTGGATGTCTGCAGAGAGATCCCACCAAATTAAGAATAATAAAGATTTAAGAGATTCTAATAGTTCTCTAATATTTCCAGCTATAACAATAGAAAGAACTGCCATGGCTAAAGATCCAAATAAAAAAGGAATTTATTGGGCACATCAACCTCCTCCACATCATGATAAAAAAGGTGGATCAATAGTGATGGCCAGGAGGCTTAATCAAGATAAGACTTCTAATTTTGCTAATGCAAATGCATACGAAAAACGTGGTCAAATTAATTTTCCAAAAAAAAATAATAGAGTTGTTTACCAAACAATAACAATTCCGATGCCTGTATACATTGATATTAGTTATTCTTTGACTTTAAGGACAGAATACCAGCAACAAATGAATGAAATTGTTACCCCATTCATAACAAAGACTGGAGGTATAAATTATTTTGTATTTAAAAAAGATGGTCACACGTATGAAGCTTTCATACAACAAGATTTTTCACAAGATAATAATGTTTCAAATCTTGAAGCAGAGGAGAGAAAATATCAAACCAAGGTTGATATAAAGGTGCTTGGATATATTATCGGAGAAGATAAAAACCAAGAACAGCCAAAAATAGTCACACGGGAAAACGCCGTAGATTATAAAATGCCACGAGAAAGAGTGATCACTGAAGATTCTCCTGAACTGGGAGACAAAGATACTTTTTATCGAGACTGATATTGTCATTTCGGCGTGTCACAAACTATTTATTAGAGAAATCACTTATTCACAATGCATTTTTCATATGAGGAGAAATTAAAACATGCCAGTAGAAAATTTTAAATTTGTTTCCCCCGGGATCTTTATTAACGAAATTGATAATTCGCAACTTCCGGCAGTCGCCGAACGAATCGGGCCACTTGTTATCGGCCGCGCGGAGCGCGGGCCAGCACTAAGACCAGTTCAAGTCGAATCTTTTTCAGAGTTTGTGGAAATTTTTGGTAATCCAATTCCTGGCGGAAGAGGTGGAGATATTTGGAGAGATGGGAACTATACTGCTCCGACTTATGCCGTATATGCAGCCCAAGCGTGGTTGCGCAACAATACTCCTCTCACATTTGTTAGATTGCTTGGCGATCAGCACTTAAATGCATCAAGCGCTGGGTATGCCGGTTGGAAACAGAACGAAGTACACGCCAGCAACGCCGGCGGAGCCTACGGATTGTGGGTTTTTGATAGATACACAACGGGAGATCAATCCGCTGGAGGCGGCGTTGTGGGCCAAATGACTGCCTCTCTTGCTGCTGTTTTCTATACGGATACTGGCACCCATGTTATGCTTTCTGGCGGCCATAGTGCCGTTGACCGGGCTGATCCCGCAGCAGCTGCTCAAGATTGGGTAGGCGCTGCAACAGGTCAAGGTGTTCTTCGTGGATCTGGCTCTACGAATAGCGACTGGATAATGCTCGTTAAAGGCACCAATGGCGACGTTGGCGAGGAAAGAATTAATTTTAACTTCACTAGAACCAGCGACAATTATATCAGAAAAGTGTTTAACACCAATCCTACGTTGTTAAACACTACCATTACTTCTGGAAACAAAAGAGGATATTGGCTAGGTGAAACTTACGATTCTCACGTTGATAACAATGCTGGTGTAATTTCCTATGCCGCTGTTCTTGGTCACAGTTCTCATGATTTATCAAAACAAGGGTCAGACTGGAACTTTGGTACCAAAAGAGGCGAAACTGGATATTTCATAGCTCAAGATCTCGGATCTGCTACCAACTACAAAGCCGAGCATGTTCAGCAGTTGTTCAAACTTGTATCTTTGGATGCAGGGGAACAGTTGCAAAAGTTAGCTAAGGTGTCTATTGTGGATATCAAACCATCTACAAATGATTTTGACCCGTATGGAACTTTTACAGTCGCTATAAGACTGCTTAAAGATAGCGATAAGGCTCCTGTTTATCTTGAAAAATTCTCAAATTGTAGTTTAAATCCGAATTCTTCAAACTATGTTGCAAGAAAGATCGGTGACATGTTTAGTGATTGGGATGATATAGAAAAAAGATATAAGCATTATGGAGCTTATCCAAATGCCTCTAAATTTGTAAGAGTGGCAGTCAATGATCAAGTTGCAGAAGGTGTAGCGGATCCTAGATATCTCCCAGTTGGCGTAATTGGTCCA